GGAGAAGCGCCCCGCCGATCCCGATGGGGAGACCCCCGACTTCAACACCGAAAGGGCTTGGACGGAATACGAAAAAAAACTGAAGCTGCAGGTAGAGCGTGAGCTGCTGGAGGGAAAGTTGGTCTACCGCGAAGATATTGAGCAGGCACGGAAAGCAGTTGCATTAACTTTGCAGGATCAAGCATCAAGCCTGCCGCAGCAGATTAAAAATCAGATTCCACATCTTACAGTGGAAGAACAAGATATTATCTCAAGGCTGGTGAATCAGTTTCTGCAGAACGTAGCAGATTGGCAATTCACCGATGAAGAGGTGGCGGTATGATCTGCCGCGATCGAATCAGCATGGCGCGGAGCTTGGCGGAATGCTTTAGGCCGCGGCCGATTCTCAGTGGTGTTGAGTATGCGGACACATACGGCTATGTTACGGGCAATGCGGCGAGCAAGGGTAAATGGATAACTAGACCATACCAGCGAGATTGGTTCTACGGGTTTACAAGCCCCTATGTAGAAATTGAAGTTTGCATGAAGTCTGCCCGTGTCGGCTGGTCAGAATGCGTAAAAATCGGCGCAGTGCAGTATTACTCGCACTGGAAGCCAAGCAAGATAATGATTGTCCAGCCTGTTCAGAACGATGCAGAGGAGTACAGCAAAGAAGACATTTCAGACTTGTTCAGAGATTCGCCGTGCCTTAAAGGATTGCTGGCTGAGTCAAAGGCTAGGGGCACGGCAACCAATACGATCCTGTTGAAGAAGCTGACCAATGGCGGGCTGATTGATATTGTCAGCGCCGCAAGCGGCAAGGGCTTTAGGCGCAAAGAGCGAACGGTTGTGATTTTTGAGGAGCCGTCAGCGTATGACGCGATCGATGAAGGCGATCAAATCAAGCTCGGCATGAATCGCTCCGCCACCACCTGGAACCGTAAGGCGATCATCGGCGGCACGCCAATCTACCCTGACGACAAAACGCACCAATGGTTTAAGAAAGGCGATCAGCAATACCGCTATCTGCCGTGTCCACATTGTGGCGAATACCAAGTGCTCCGATGGGAGCAGATGCGAAAGGAAGGCGACGATGCTGGAAAGTATGAATGCGAAAACTGCCACGAGCTGATCAATTACGCCAGCCTGCGATGGATGGACGAGCGCGGCGGCTGGGCCTGTCCGCTGGGTCTTGACCGTAGCCAGCAGATCCTTAAGGACGGCTATCCTCGTGTTAGGAGTCGGCATATCTGGGCGGCGTATAGCTATCACGCTGGGGCCGAATGGAGCAATTTGATAGGTGAATATCAAGAAGCGCTAGAGGCAATGCGCAGGGGTGACAATGATCTAATGCAAACGTTCCATAACACCGTTTTAGGGATTCCCTGGGAAGACACAATTACTGGAAAGCTGAATGTAGAAGGGCTGTCACAGCGCCGGCGGGATGCAGCCGCTGGCAATGGATACCCAGTGGGAGTCGTGCCTAATGGCGTGCTAGTGCTGACCGCTGGCGTTGACGTGCAGGGCGGCGGCGGCGCGATAGCCGAAAGGCTGGTCGTGACGATATGGGGATGGGGCCGTGGCGAGGAAGGGTGGCATCTGGGGCACTTTGAGATTGATGGCGACCCGCAGCAATTTGAGACGCTGAATCAGTTGGATGCCGTTCTGGAAACGAAGTGGAAGCGGCAGGATGGCGCAGAGCTGCAGATTGCACTGGGCGGCATTGATGACGGCGGGTACGCAACGCATGAGGTGCGCGACTGGTGCCGCGCAAGAGTCGGCAAATGGGTTCCAATGAAAGGATCGGAAAGCAAAGGAAAGCCACTGATCGGCAAGGGTGTGCCTGTGAACATCAACCGAAAAAATCAGAGCGTGATTAAAAAAGGCGTGCTGATGTATCCAGTTGGATACGAGACAAGCATTCAGCACCTGCAGGGTCGGTTGCGGCAGGAAAACCCTGGACCTGGGTACCTGCACTTTGGAGAGGCCTCTACCGATCAGTTCCTGGCCGAGCTGTTTCCGTGGAAGAAGATGCCCAAGAAAGGCGCCGGCAGGCGGGAGTACAAGTGGGACAAGCCAACCGGCAGCCGTGACGAGGGCGGCGACTGCACCCGAATGGCCTACGCCGCCCTGCAGCTGGTGAGCCGCCGCTACAACCGGGCGACGATGTGGGACCAGCTGGAGGCCCAACTGGCGGCGTCAGTAGCCTTAGACCAGCAGCCCGCGCCGCGTGCCCGGCGCCGAAACTTCAGCCTGAGGTACTGACGATCGCATGAACCCAGCCGATCTCTACCAAGGCGACCGGGTGACGTGGCTTGAGGCCAGCGCACCGGCTGAGGCAACTGCCCTCAAGGTCTGGCTGCGGAGCACCACGGCGGGCGCTGGGCTGGAGATCAACGGCACCGCCGCTGATGATGGATGGGAAGTGGTGATCAGCCAGCAGGCCACCTCTGCAATGGCGCCCGGCGCGTGGGAGCTGCAGGTTGTCGCAACGGTTGACGGTGCGCCTGTGACCGTGCGACGCGGCAGCCTGACAGTGCGGCGCGGCCTGGCTTTCACTGGTACGCCTGGGACGTTTGACGATCGCAGCCAGGCGGAGAAGGATCTGGCGGATGTTGAAGCCGCAATTCGCGCCCTCTCTACCGGTGCTCAGGAGTATCAGATCGGCAGCTTGGGCAATGGCGGCCGCAAGGTGGTCCGCGCCGACCTGGCAGAGCTGATCAAATGGCGTGACAGGCTGGCCGCGCAAGTGGCCCAGCAGAAACGAGCCCAGGCCCTGGCAAGTGGCACGGCCACTAGCCGCAAAATCCGCGTCGCCTTCCGATGAGCATGTTCAGCCGCGCCCGGCGATTGATGAACCGCATTTGGCAGGCCGGCCCGGGCCCTCGCGCCAGGCGGCTGCGGGCGCACGGGCTATCCCAGCACCTAGGCGGCCGGCTGCTGGGCGATATGCCAGCGGTCTACCTCGACCCGCAAGCAATGCTGCGCGGCGGGCTGAAGGAGATTCGGGCGAAGAGCCGCTATCAGGCGCTGCTGAATCCCTACGCCAGGCGTGCGATTCGGAGCCTGCAGATCAACATCGTTGGCGCCCGTGGCGTGCAGATGCGCGGGCAGATCCCCCTAGGCGGCCGGAGCAACCCCGCTGCCGGGCGAGCTCGCGCAGAGTCTTCCCAGCAGATTGCGGCGCTGCTCTCCCGTGGCCGCACCGGCGGAGAGCTTAACGCGGCGCTGGATCGGCTGATCCTGGCGCAGACCGCAATCGAGCGGGACGAAGAGCGAAACCAGATCCTGGAGGCGAAGTGGCGGCAGTTCTGCAGACCTGACAACTTCGACCTGCCCGGGCGCTACTCGTTCCACCAGTACGAGCTGATGATCGCCGGTGCCTTCGGCTCCCATGGCGGAGCGATGGTGCGGATCATCCGCGAATCGGCCACAGGCAACCCGAACGCTGAGCAGCTGTGCTTCGAGCTGCTGAGCACTGACCAGCTGGATGAGGACTACAGCGGAGGGTCTGACCGGCCTGGCCACTTCTGGCGGATGGGCGTTGAGACCAACGACCGCCGGGGAGGCCGGGTGACGCGCTATGCGGTGCTGCGCCGGCACCCCGGAAACATGGATCCGGGCGATCCGCGAAGCATGGAGCCGAAGCACATCTTCGTGGATGCGCGGGACCTGATCCACATCTTCATCCCGGAGGAAATCGGGCAGCTGCGTGAGATCCCCCACCTGGCGCCGGTACTGACCACGATCCACAACCTGAACGAATACGAGAAATCACACTGGACCCGCAAGAGAATTGCGAACAACATCCTGGGATTCATCGAGAAGAAGCAGCCCGATGATGCGCCCCCCAACTCATCCCTGGTTGACGAAAAATCCCAGGCCACCGGCGAGGTGCTGTCGAACTCATCGCCTGGCGAGTGGATTGAGCTGTTCCCCGATGAGCACCCCGTACCACCCCAACTGGGCCCGGACGACAACCAGTACGAGACGGTGCTCAAGACCATGCTGCGCCGGTTTTCGACGGGCTTCACCGCCAGCTACTCAGCGATCAGCGGTGATCACTCCGACGCCAACTACAGCTCAATGAGGGAAGAGAAGCTGGAGATCCGCGACTGGTACAGGGTTGTGCAGTCGATCTTCATCCAGCAGTTCCACCAGAGAGTGTTCGAGGAATGGGTTGACGCTGCCACGTTGGCGGGCGTGCTGCCGGTGGAACTGTTCGCCAACTACTGGAACGAGCCAGAGCTTTACACGTCTCCACGGTGGCAGGCCCGGACATGGAGCTGGGTGGACCCGGCCAAGGAAATGAACGCCTACAAGGATGCCCAGGAGATGGGCTTGCAAAGCACGTCCGATCAGATGGCAGAGCTCTACGGCACCGATCTGGAGCACACCTGGGCGCAGATCGCCTACGAGGTGGCATTGCGCCGGCGGCTGGGGCTGCCACAACCTGCCGCGTCGCAACCGGCACTGGCACCGCAGCCAGAGGCCACCCCTGACGGTCCATAGCCTGAGGCTAGAAACTGCTCAGGTTGTATGTCTGGCGTGATGATCAAGGCTGCAGCCGATGGGGCCGCCTTGGAGCTGGCCCTGATCGGCGAGGTTGGCTGGGAGATCAACGCATCGGTGCTGCAGCGGGCACTGGTGGGCAGGACCGAAGACCTGACGATCAACCTATTCAGCTATGGCGGTGATGCGATCGAAGGCCTAGCCATCTATTCGATGCTGGCGAGGTATCCCGGCAAGAAACGGATGGTGATCGACGGCGTAGCCGCGTCGGCTGCATCGGTGATTGCCATGGCAGGCGATGAGATCGTGATGCCCGAGTCGTCATTCCTGATGATCCATGAGGCATGGGGCCTCGCGATCGGCGGATCCGGTGATCTGCGCCAGCAGGCCGACCTGATCGACCGCATCAGCACCGCCTACCGCCAGGCCTACTCCGCCAGGTCTGGAATGAGTGATGAGGACGTGGCGTCGCTGATGGCCGCCGAGTCATGGCTGACTGCCGCCGAGGCGGTGGAGTTCGGGTTCGCTACCGAGGCGGCGCCAGCCCGCGAGATCCGCAGCGCTGCTGTCCCTCGCGGCCGGTTCGCCAAGGTGCCGCAAGCGCTGGCGTCGCTGGTGGAGTTTGTAGAGCCGAGCCGCCCGAAAGCACAGGCGGCCACTGTGCCGGTTGAAGCCGCAAGCGATCAGCAGAGCAAAGATCCTCCTGCAGCCGCTAATGAAAGCGAGACTGATGAGCAAGTGCAGGAGGTCCATAGCCTGAGCTCAGGTACGCAACCTGCACCTGTCCCCATGACGATCACCAACAACGAAGCGGCGGACCGGGAGGCAGCCGCTATTCAAGCGGAGCGCGACCGGGCCCGCACCATCCGCAATATGTGCGAGCAGTCCGGCGCTGGCATTGAAAAGGCCGAGGAGTACATCAACTCTGGCACTGATGTCGGCAAGGTCCGCGAGGAGCTGTTCGCCCTTGTCACTGGCAAGGAAAAGCGCAGCATCACCAGCCGCCTTCAAGATTCCGGCGATGGCCTGCTCGGAATGAGCGATCAGGAAATCAAGAGCTACAACATCCTGAACGCCATCCGCCACTTCTCCGACCCGACCGATGTGCGCCTCCGCGAGGCCGCCGGGCTGGAACTGGAGGCGTCCGCTGCTGCAGTGAGGCAGTCCGGCCGCGAGCTGCAAGGCTCGTTCCGCATTCCTGCAGACGTGATGATCGCCCAGATCCCTGGGATGGGCGCTGGCCGCAAGGGTATTCGGGCCGATCAAACCGCTGGCGGTTTCACCACTGGCGGCGCACTGATTGACACCGATCTGCTGGTCGGCTCGATGATTGAGCTGATCTACAACCGCCTGTCCATCACCGCTGCTGGCGCCACTGTGCTGAGCGGCTTGGTGGGCGACATCGACATCCCCAAGGAAACCGCAGGCCCCACCCATTACTGGGTTGGCGAAGGCCAAGCCCCGGATGCGTCGGAGATCCTGGTTGGCCAGCTCAGCCTGACGCCCAAGACCGTGGGCGCCAAAACCGTGCTCACCCGCCGGTTCATTGGTCAGACCTCGTTCTCCGCCGAAGCCTGGGTCCGCAGCCACCTGAGCCGCAAGGTGGCCCTTGGTATTGACAAAGACTTCCTGTATTCCACCGGCGGATCGAAGCGCCCCCTGGGCCTCCGTTACACCGATGGCGTGAAGACTGAAACGCTCACTGGCGGTCAAACCAAGACCATCAACGGCACCAGCTACAACTTCGGCACCTTCCTCAACCTGGTTGAGATGGAAACGAAGGTGAGCCTGGCGAACCTGGATGTGCCCAGCATGGTCTACATGGTGAACGCCCACGCCAGGGGCGTTTACAAGACCACCCTGGAGAATGCTCAGAGCGACTTCTACATCCTGCGGAACAACGAGATCAACGGCTATCCGGCCCTGATGTCTAACCAGCTAGAGGTGAACAACAGCCTCTTCGGCGATATGTCGCAGATCCTGCTGGCGTTCTGGAGCGGTCAAGACATCGGCGTGAATCCTTACAAGTACCAGGATTCGGGCAGCGTCGAGATCAGCATCCTTCAGGATTGCGATTTTGGCGTTCGCTACCCCGAGGCCTTCGTGTTCGGTATCTGATCATGCAAGTCGAGATGCTTGATTCAATGGTGATCAATCGCCAAGATCGCAAGATCGGCGAAGTGGTCACTGTTGACAACGATCTAGGCCTTCACATGATCCGCAACGGCTGGGCGGCTGAGCACGTCGCTCCCGCCCCAGCCGCCGAGCCCGAAGACGAATCCCCCCGCCGTGGCGGAAAACGGCGCACCACCTACAACAATCCCGAGCTCAGCACGAGCACCCAGCCCCCCACGGAGGATCCCTGACCATGGCTATCAGACAACGCAACTTGGAGGCGCTGCACAGCGTCAAAATTCTGGCCCCTACGACCGTATCGGCCGCCAATGACACTACCGCCATTGACTGCTCTGCATTTGATGGCGATGTGTGCCTGATCCTCACCGCACCTGCCAGCGCGTCTGGCAGCGCCATGAAGGTGAAGGTGCAGGCCGGCAGCGCATCCGATGGCAGCGATGCCGTGGATGTAACCGGCGGGGCATTCCCCGACCTGGCCACTGTCGCCTATCACCAGCGGCTGGCACTGTCCAAGGATGATCTCCCGGCCTATTTGCGCCTGCGGTTTTTCGATGAAACCGGCACCTACAGCGCTGCCGTGAGCTGCGTTGCCGTGGGCATCAAGAAGTACCGTCCCTGACCATGATCCAGGAGGTCCCCGATGATTTCCTGTTGTCTGACTTCGGCTCCAGCGTTACTGCTGGGGCCGTTGTTGGTTTGGGCTTCAAGGATGAGATCAGTAATTTTGTGCTCGATGATCGGGTGATCTCGATCGACTGCACGCTGACCGTCCGAACTGACCTGTTTGGTGGGCTGCAGTATCGCGACCTGGTGGAGCATGGCGGGCAGACCTATCGACTGTTGCATGAGCCATTACGGCAGGCTGACGGGCGGTTCTGCGTGATGCTGCTGGAGAAGGTGGAGGCGGTCTTTACAGTGTATTTGGAAGGCGTCTTTGAGGCCGGGGTTTTCGTATGACGCTGAACCTAATCCGGCGACTGGTCAAGGGCACGCCGCTGACAGCGGCGGAGCATGACGGCAACCTGGACAAGCTGGAAGACGCGATTGAGGATCGCGCAGTCGCTGATGATCTTGGCACCGCCGCCGCACTGGACGTTGGCGCCGGCGCGGGCAACGTGGTGCGGCTTGATAGCAGCGCTCGCCTGCCCGCCGTTAACGCCTCGCTGCTGACTAACCTGCCAGCATCAGCCCCCACAGCGCACAAGAGCAGCCACGCGGTTGGCGGCACCGATGCGCTGACGCCTAGCGATATTGGCGCCGCAACGGCTGCGCAGGGGGCCTTGGCGGCGACGGCAGTGCAGCCTGGCATCTTGGCCACGGTGGCTACCAGCGGCGCCTACGGCGATCTAAGCGGGCGCCCCGCCCTAGGCACAGCAGCGGCGGCCAGCACGGGCGACTTCGCGACAGCTGCCCAAGGCGTCACGAACGGCAACAGTCATGACCACAGCGGCGGGGACGGGGCGCAGATCGCCTACGGCAGCCTGTCGGGGCTGCCGTCGATTCCCGCCCCTGCTGACGCTGCCCCTGCCGCACTGGGAGCCACTGCAGCGGTCGGTGCCAGCACGGAGTACGCCCGCGAGGATCATGTCCACGCCCTACCCCCCGTAGTCTCCACGACTACTGCGGGATTGCAGCCAGCAACCGGCTTCGGCACGATCACCTACGCCGCCACGGTGAATCTCGACCTGGCGGCGCTGGACGGGCAGGTGAACACGATCACGCTCACCGGCCCACTGGAGCTGACCACCAGCAACCTGGCGAACGGGCGCAGCACGGGCCTGCGGCTGATCCCCGGCGCCAGCAGCAGGACGCTGATTTTCCCTGTCGATTGGGTGTTCGTTTCGGCCAAACCCGCCAGTATCCCGGCCAACAAGGTCGCCCGGCTCAGCATCGAGTGCCACGGCACCACCAACGCAGACGTTGTGGCCGCCATCGCTATCCAGCCATGAGCGATCTAATCCGCCTGAACCCAACCCGCTGGCCGTATTCGCTGGGCCAGCTGCGCGCCGATGAGCCGAGCCGGTCGTTCTCCGCAAGCCCGAGCAGCCGCGAGCTGGAGCATTACGACGTGTTCCGCGTGGTGCCCCAGCCCCGGCCCAGCCACAGCCCCGCCACCCACCGCGTGGTGGAGGCCGAGCCCGTGGAGGCCGATGGCCAGTGGCTGCAGCAATGGGAGCTGGTAGAGCTGACGGACGCTGAGCGAGAGGCGTATTACAGGGCCACGCACCCGCCTCGGTGGATCGAGTTCAACAATGCCCTGCCGGTGGAGGTGGATCAGTTGCTGGCCACTGCGCAGGCGGCCTCGCCACGTCTGGCGCTGGCGCTGGGCGTGGGCCTCGGGAAGGCCGCCGATGGCGACAGTAGGGTGTTCCTGAGTGCCTGGCAGACCGCTCGCGGCCTGGGCCTGATCCCGCCGGAGCTGGTGCAAGGGCTGCAGGATCTCGCCACGCATTTCGACCTGCCCGCCGAGTTCGTGGCGGGCCTGGCGGGCCCTCGACAGCTCTGGGATTGGCCGGAGAATCCGGCGCGGGGGGATGAATGGACCGGGCCTGATGGAAGTGAGTGGGTGTGGGATCAGCCTCGCGCTGAGGATGGCACCTACCTAGCGGATGATCCGGCAACTGAAGTAATTGAATCAGCGCTGCAGTGGCTGCTGGTGGAGGTGGTGTGATGCTGGGGCTGAATGATGTGGCGTTTTTGGGGAGCCTGGCGCCGGCTGGTGCCTACGACCCCGACGCGCAGGCGTACATCACTGCTGTGGAGGCTGCTGATACTCAGGCGCTGGAAGTTGGCGTGAAGGATGCGATCAATGCGTTTGTGGTGGGCTGCAAGGCGGACGGCATCTGGAGCGCTATTAAGGCGAGCTGCATCATGGCCGGTGCCCGCACGCTGGCCGGTGCGCTGGTGCCGCTGGTGGGGGCGGCGCCGACGAACTTTGGTTTTCAGGAAGGGGATTACAGCCGGAGGACGGGACTGAAGGGCAATGGGAGCACGAAGTATTTAAATAGCAATAGGGGCAACAACGCAGATCCGCAAGATTTTAAACATCTGTCAATTTACAAAAGTGTCGCTCCTGTCGGAACCAATAACAACACTAAATACATTGGAGCGCAAGCAACTACACCGTTTGCTTCTGAATCTCGAATTGCCGATAATGTCGGCACACTTACCTTTTCGGTAAACAGCGCATCTTTTTCTCCCTCACCATATAATCCTAATCAGCTTGGATTTATGGGTGCATCCAGGGAATCTTCATTAAGTTTTAATTACAGAGCAAATAACGTAACTACGCTAAGTCCTTTAGCCAGCAATGCTAACATTAACTTGAATATTTTTGTTTTTGGCAGAAATCTAAATGGCGCAATTAATCAGCCAACAGACGCCCGCCTAGCCTTCTACAGCATAGGCGAAGCCTTGGACCTCGCCCTGCTGGATGCCCGAGTGACCGCGCTGATCAACGCCATTCAGGCGGAAATCCCCGCTTTCGACTTCCTCGACCCCGCCAACTTGGGCCAGCCCGTTGGCGGGGGATATTTCGGCGGCCTGATCAGCCATACGGCTGACGGCAACCCGACCCATGCGCTCATCGTGGCTCCAGCCGCGACCGGTGCGACGGGCACTGGCTACACGTTGACCACCAACCTGGCGTGGAAGACCTCTGATACCGCAACAACCGGCACCACCAGTTTGTTTGATGGCGTGGCCAATACGGCTGCGATGGTTGCAGCGGGGATCGCGAATCATCCCGCCGCACAGTTCTGCACTGGGCTGACTATCGGCGCATTCAACGATTGGTATCTACCCAGCCAACTCGAAAAGGACATCGTTTATTTCAATCTCAAGCCCACAACTACCTCTAACGCTACTGGCACGGGCACCAACGCCTATGCGGTGCCACCGCGCACGGCAAACTTCACGGCGGGGAATCCTGCTCAAACTACGGTGGCAGCATTCCAGGCTGGTGGCGCGGAGGCATTCGCAGCCGCCAACCACTGGGCAAGCAACGAGGTAACCGCTGCGAATGGTAGGCGGATTACCTATAACAACGGTGCGATTAGCGCGGCGGCCAAGAGCACACTTAACCCCGTGCGCGCTTTCAGGCGCATTGCCTTATGAGCAGCCTCCGCGAACAGATCCTCGAACGTATCCGCACCGTGACCCTCCCTGGCACGGTGCAGGTTGGCAATCGGATTTTCCGCAGCCGTGCGCAGGCGTATAGCAAGAACGAAGCACCAGCGATCAACATTTCCCCCGGCGAGGACAACCCGGTGAACGCCCCGCGCACGACCGGCGCCAGCCTGGGCAGGCTTGATCAGGCGCTGCCGGTGTTGGTCGAGATCTACGTGCGCGCCGACGTGCCCGACCAGCTGGCCGATCCCATCGGCGTTGACGTGCACGCCCGGATGATGGCCGATCGCACCATGGGCGGCCTGGCGCACGACGTGCAGCCCGATGGCTGGCGGCCTGAATGGGACCAGGCGGACGGCTCCGCCGGATGGATGCAGCACCGGTTCCTGATCAGATACCGCACCCGAGACGACGCGATCGATCAGTTGCCCTGAGCCGGCCTCCGTAGCCTGAGGTTAGGACGCTCAGCCCCCACCTATGGCGGAACAATTCGAGCACCACGGCGAGTCTGGCGAGTATGTGATGCTCCCCAGCGGCCAGATGGTGCCTGCTGCTGACTACCAGCCGCCCAAGCCGCCTGAGCCCACCAAGCCCGCCCAACCCAGCAAGGCCAAGGACTGATGACCGCCCTCCTGATCCGTAATTCGTTCTTGCTGGCCAAGACCGAAACCGCTTACGGCACCCTGGCCAGTTCAATCGGTGCATCCGATGCAGTGAAGATCACCTCGCTGGAGGTAAACCCGCTAACCGGCACCCGAGTAGAGCGCAGCCTGATCAAAGGCTTCCTCGGCGCCGACCGCCAGCCGCTCACTAATGAGCATGTCGCCGTCACCATTACTTTCGAGTGGGGCGGCTCCGGCGTCGCTGCCACCGCACCCCGGTTCTCTCCGCTGCTGCTCGCGGCCGGCATGAATCTGGCCGCATCAGCCGAGATCACCGGCACGGCCACTGCAGGCGGCGCCAACACCATCACCCTGGCGGACCTGGGCGGCAGCAACCCGGCGACTGACGCCTACGTGGGTTTTCCGATCGAGATCACCAGCGGCGCCAATGCCGGCAACAAGGGCGTGATCGTGGCCCACAACGGCACCACTCGAGAAGTGACGGTGGTGGCGTCCACGGCATCGTTCACCGGCGGCGCGGTGAACTACAAGATCCCCGCGCTGTCGCTGTACCAGCCGATCAGCACTTTCGGCAATGGCAGCAGCTGCACGCTGGTGGCGGTGAAGGATCAGAACGTGCACCGCATCGAAGGCTTCCGCGGCTCCCCGGCGCTCAACTCGCCGCTAAACAGTTACGGCACCTTCACGATCACCGGCATCGGCAGGTACGTCACCCCAACCGCCAAAAGCTCTGAGAGCTTCACCTACGGCAACCAGGCCGAGCCGGTGCCCGTCACCCCGCGTCACACCAAGGCGCTGCGGTTCCAGGGCTACGGGCCCTGCACTGAGGGCTTCACCTTCGACTGGGGCCTCACTACCTCGTTCCGTTCGCTGATCAACTGCGAGCCTCACGCCCGTATCACCGATCGCCCGAACCCCAATGGAACGCTGACGATTGA